TCTTCGCTGAAGTTCAGCAATATTTAACTGAGCTTGTTGAGCAGCATCTTTGTACTGCTGAACCTGCATTGGATGAAGTATCTCGTTTTGCTTGTAACTTTGATTAAGAATAGCAAGATTCTGCTGAGACGTAGCTAACTGTACCGGATCGGTCAATTTTCGTTGGGCAATTCCCTGTTGAATAGCTTCAAGGTTAGCCTTAGACGTAGCCAGATTGACCGGCGCCTGTTGCGCTTGTTGCGCCATTTGAGCTAATCCACCAAATTGCGCGATGGTGGACATCATGTCCGGTGCTTTGTACTGGGGAGGTGGGATATAGTAGTCCATTAAATTAGCCTCCTCGGTACATATATTTTACTGCATTAAGTCCTGCAAAATTATTAGCGGCCCCAGAAAATGCTCCACCAATTGCATTATACCCAGCAGCATTTGCTGCACCGGCACCAATAAGCCCTGCTGCTTGGGCATTTCCAATGCCGGTTAATAAATTGGCAGTCTGTTGACCATTTGACAGTGATGCCGAAGCTTGTTGTGCTGCTGCTGCTTGTCCAAGCTGAGTAATACCTTGGAGTTTTGAATACCTATCGTTGATCATCGACTGAAGTAACTGAGGCCGGAACTGAGCCAATGCGGCTTGAATGTCTCCTCCTCGAAGTCCTCCAGTAGCAGACGCATTTGCCAAAATGCCTTGCTCGCCTTGCTTTGCTAACGCTAAAGCATTTGGATCGTTTTGAATGTTGTTTATTGCTGCTTGTTGAGCTTCCGGCCCATTTTGCCCAATCAAATCCAACTGTGCCTTCAAGCTATCATACCCAGCATCAGCATATGGTTGCACCATTGCTTTCATTTGGGTAAACTGATCGGTATTTGCTGCAATTGCCGCTTGTCCCGCTCTTTCTTGTGCATCAGCAGCATTTTTTGCTGCCGAAGCTTGTTTCTGCGCCCCAGCATACGCAGCAACACCACCAACAACAGCACCAGCACCAACAACAATAGCAGCAACAACGGCACCCATAATTATTTGAGTTTAAAAGTTTCAGCGCACAGAAGTGCTTGTTTGTAATCAACAGTCAGTTCTTCTCCTGAGTCGCCTCCACGGCATCCAGCAATGTCTCGCATTGCCAAAAGCCAAATATCACCTACATCGTTTTTTACAAAAAAACAGTTTGGATCTTTAGAGTGGTTTATCCAGCGTCCCGCGGGAGTTCGTTTTCCATTAAGCCTTGCAGGTGCCAAAACGTCAAACGCTTTCGCAGAGATGCTGGTGAACATCCCTTTCCCGTGAATCACCGAGTCTCGGATTACAAGCGTAGTGCCGCACCCTGGTGGAAACTCAATCTGATCGGTTTCCATTTGAGAAATTAATTCCACCGTAGGCTCATCCAACCCAAACTCTCCAATCACCTTTAGGAAATCTTCTCGGTCTGCACCCCTTGCCTCGTACTCTAACAAGCGAACTTGTTCCGAGTATTCATGCCATGCCGGTGATTTATCCAGCAGGATTTCTTCCAAGGCTACCGGATTAGTCACCTCGGTCGCGTACACGTTCTGCCACACAGTTTCTTCTATTACCAATGCTAGTTTCCGGCCTGGATTGCCAGTCATTACCATAGGCGCAGCAAACTCTCGCACCTGACCGTCCTCACACAATAATTTCAGGCGCCCCTTAACTAGAATATTTGTGTGCGCGAACCGGTGCTTATGTCCCAATACCAAAGCGCCAGCAGGCAGTGTCACTTCGCGAATATATATGCCAGGTCCAAAGTGATGCACTACCGGACACTCGGCTTGTGGCATCTGAATCATTGCCATCTCTAGTTTTTCAGAAACGTCTGGTATTGATAACATTAGGAAATTTGCCTTCCAGAGGCAGATATGGTTAATGCACTGGCAGTCCCAGCAAGAGTAGAAATAAAACCATCAGCTTCAAGCGTTTGTCCCACCAGTTCCGGACACAAATAACACGCACCGGCAGCAATGCTTTGAGATTTTAAAACTAAATTTGACGCACTGGCGCTTCCACCACTTGCTACAAGGTTTACGCTAAAAGTTGCGGCAGATCCGGATGTGTTGGTTACAGTAAACTTATCGATGATAGTTTTTACTCCACTCGATGTGTACTGCCCCGTTTGAGTTGCCTCGGCTTGTTTCCGAGGAATGATGTTAAGAATTGTGACTGCCATATTACATTACAAGTGGTGGTGCCAGAGAAAGTAAACGCACTTCTGCTAGTGCTTGATTTGCTGTATTCTGAGCGTTATCTGCCGTAGTTTTTGCTGCACCAACTTCATCCAACGCAACCTGCGCTTTAGCCTCCGCGGATGCAGAATTAAGGTTGGCATCTTCAATGTCTTGAGTATTGGCGTTTACAGATGCCGGTACGTTGAAAAGGTTTTCAAAAGCAGAAATAGCCCGTTGATTTGGCAAAAACATAGCCAATTCATTTCGAGTTAACTGCTTTACGTCAAATGCCATACTATCCCCTTAGTGGTTCAATTCGCATTTCTAGTCTAGCTACTGACAGGAATGCATCACTAGTTCCTCGAAACTTCTGAATTCGCCAGTCGCGAGCATACCCATTTCGTAACCAAGTAATATTTTTGCGCCGGTCACCTTGTCTGCCTACTTTTGCGCCTTTTTCAACACTCCACGATTCCCCATCTACTGAGTAGCTTGTCCAAATAGTTGAATCTACACCAAGTTCTGATCGGCCATTCAATGCAACTAATTCAAGTTCGTGAAAAAGCACTCCGCGAGATTCATTGAAAATAATGCTTGTATTAAACTCCCACCCAACAACTTGGCCCCAATGCGATGAAAGCGTTTCGGTAAAAATGCCCAATGCATATGTTTGTGGATCAGAAACAATCCATTGGTTATAGCACCAAACCATGTTTCTGGCTCTATACTGAGAATTCCCAACCAGTGACGTTGATGCGTAATACCAGCATGGAAATTCAATAACCTGAGAGGCATTCGCATCAAAAATTAAAGTCCGATCTGGAAGATGTATGTACAGTTGTTTTAATCCAAGGTTTATTCTGGATTCTAGTACTACTGTAGACAGTTCATCTTCAGTGTATTTTGCTAACTGTTGGTCAATTTCGCGAGTACTAATCTTTTCAGCCACTCCAGTTGCTACCACATAAATTGCCGGTGCTTCATTTCTGCCACTCCCTAAGAACGCAATGGTTTCGTTCCAGAACACGCACGCATGAGTTCCAATTGCCCCTCGTTGCACCTGTGCGCCTGGAATACGAGCAAACGGGAATAGCGATCCCCCGATGTTGCTGAACACTTCAATGCTGTACCGGCCCATCGCGTAAATTTCGTTACGCACCTTCAGAATGCCTACAATTGGATCTGGGTCAGTTTCAGCAGATCCGTACTTCAGCGGGTTTACTGAAAATGGGTCATTTAGATCTGTGACAACCAGATAGATGCCATCTGTTGTCATAAAGTACCCATCCACCCACTGAACATCCAATACCGGCCCAAGGTCTGTATCAGTGACTTGTGCCAAAGTAGTTCCATCGTAAAGCCAAAGCTTTTCGTCAGATGCAATTGCTAAGTAGTCAAACCCATAATCCATGCTGACTCGATCATCTGTAGTCCCACCTACGTCTCCAATTATTGTGATCGTCCAGTTGGCATTAACGCGCACAAACTTGGTTCCCATGACGCGATAACAGGCGCCATTCCAATTGATCCCTCCACGATCAATGCCAGGACCATCTACCATGTGGATGATCCCGTCCCCAGGGCGAAAATATCCCTCGGATATGCCGTTTTTCTTTGGAATCGGCACCATGTTCCGCGGATAGCCGGTCCTAAAATTGGACGACTCGTCCGCGTAAATCCCGTTTAGGATTGGAACTTGCACGTTTTGGGTAAGGTTGTGGCTTCTGCTTTACCTTGGAAGATGTGGAAGGCTTCTTTGGCATGGGTCAGTATGTATCTGGCAAGTCATCAAGCTCAAGACCTTTTCTTAGGAACACGCCTGAAAACGAATCCCCATGACAACCGGAATGGTTTAAATGCACCACTGTACCGGCTTGTCCAATCCATGATTCAAGCAATTCTTGTGTGAGTGCCTGTGGATGCCCCTCGTAAGCAGGGAAGTTGATCCACTCAAAAATGCGTAGCACCGGCGCGGCCTTGAGCGCATTGCGGATGATCTGCCCAGGGTCATCAACGTGTTGTAGGCAGTTGTAGATCCAGACCTCGTCAAAATCTTCTCCCTGCCAGTCCTCGCCGCGCATCTGGACGTATTGAATCCGTTTTGCCGCGTAGCGTGAAATTACCCAGTCTGGATAGCCCAAAGGATCAACAACGATTGATCCCGCACCAACCTCGGTTGATTTTAACAACATTGATACTGGCCCCCCACCAATATCAGCAATCCGTTTTCCATACTGTGGAAAACTGTTCCATGCACGCTGAAGTCCCATCAACTCGGCATAAACAAACTGTTTGTCTTCCTCGTCCTTTGTATTGGTGCAGTCGCCCCAGAACGACTTTTCAAAGTCATTGGGAGTCTCCACCACCGCGGGAGCGTAGAGTGCCCGAAAATCGAATCCTGCGCCCGTTAATGGCCGGTTGTGATCCTCGTACCAACCAGCAGCATTGAATGTGTCCGAGAAATCACTGAATGCCCGTTCAAATTTGGAACGCACGGCATCAAGTGAGAAGTTTGCCCTGGCGTATTCAACCATTCGGTCGCGCCGAATTGTTGGCACTAATCGGATTGCTCGAAGCACATCTCCCATCGTATCACACCGGAATCCGTTTACCCCGTCCACAATGTATTCGGTCATGGCACCGGCATTGGATGTAATTGGGATGCACCCAGACAGCATCATCTCGATGGCAGTCCCGCCAAACGGTTCCCAGTAGGTAGACATTAGAAATCCAAATGCAGCTTCCGAAAGCAATTTACGCCGAAGGTCTGTATCCGCATACCCAACGTATCGAACATGATCCGGCCAACTGTTCAAGCCAACATCTTCCGGCCCTCCCTGACCAGCAATCACCAGTTCAATCCCTATCCTAGCACACGCATCAATTGCAATGTGTAGCCCCTTGTTTGTGCCAATCCGGCCCAAATACACGGCATATTGTTTCCGGTTTGGGTTAAAATCAAAGTCTCGGAGGTCAAAGTAATTTGGAACGATCCTCCAGTACCATTTTGGATCGCACTTCCACACTCCATCAGTCCCCATAAACGCGGACTTTAACGCGTAGCTCTCGTAGCACCGGTACGGAGCAAAGGCCCACCCACATCCAATCCCAGGCTCAACAATGATTAGATCAGAGTCTTCGTTAGCAATGTCACAAGCGCCCTGTGTGACTCCCCAAAATGCGAGAACAATGTCGCCGCGTTGTTTGCGCTTTCGGATCTCGAAACCAGCATTGGCATTGTAGGTGTGAACGCAGAGATCATCGTTGCTGTATTTGAAGAACTTACGCTTATCTTCCTGTTTTCCGTATGCGGCTTCTTGAACGTCTGTGGTGATGACATTAACGTGTTCATGTGCATCAGTAACCGAGTCAGGATGCCCGTAATGGATCGTGCGGTACTTGTCCGAGTCCTTGAACATCGTCAAGAACTTACGCACTTTCTGAGTGAAAGCGCACGCCATGTATTCGGCGTTGGTTACAGTATGAGGTACAGAAAGGCAGTGTAGTTGGATCATGCGCGATTTGGTCTACACTACCACTAGCGTGAACGCTAGAGATTTTTTATGATATTCACAATCCGGCTATTAGGTTCGAGAGCTATGAACTCATGCTCTTGATTTGCTGGTAGGTCGATCACTTTGCCTGACTCAGCCTCATATACCCAATCACCTGCCGTCACTTTCACTTTCCCCTTAGCGACCACAGTGATATGCGCCGACATATCGTCATGCGAGTGCATGGGCAATATATCTCCAGCCTCTGGAAAATCGTAAATTGCTCCCCTGAGCTTTCCAAACGCAATTGGAATTGGAGTTACAATCATACAACAGTGGGCGTGGCAGGATTGCCAGTAACAGGTGCGTTTGGTTGAGGCGCGTTTGGTTGAGGCGCAACCGCTTTAGGAATCTCCGTCAATATCCATTCTACCCCATTCCAAGCGCAAGAATGCATTGACACGTCAAAAACAGGAGGCTCAACCTCTGTTGACTCATGCGGCTGAAGGTAAACTCCAGCTTCGAGTGGCGATTCTTGGCAGTCCCAGAAACCGTTAAAAGCCTGATTAGGCTCATCAAATAAATAAACTCGTTTGCTCATAAATTAATATTTAACGCAATGCAAAACGCGGCGACCTGCTGCAAGGTTTTGGGTGCCTCCATCTAAGGTTGTTGTAATAGTCGCTTGCAGATATGTAGCTTGTTGCCAAACCGGTCTTCCGGTATTACAACAAGTTGGGGCACCAGCCTCAAATTGATGTGAGTGCGATAAATTTTGACCATTATACAATGTGCCTACGTTGCTGTTTGCCTGTAGCGGCACGTTGTCAGCAGCAAAGTAAGGAATGCCAAATGTTGTTGACCCGTCTCCTGCGCCCCAAGTTGTTCCAATAGCGGCAAACAGCGTGGCATAAGTACTTCTTGAGACGTTTGTAGCAGCAGTGGGACAAGTTAGATATCCTGTTGGAGGCGTCGTGCCCGCGTAAGTGATAATTTGCCCAGCGGGGGCAGCCGACGTGGCCGCTGAAATAGTAATCGATCCACCAGCATTTGTAATCGTTACACCAGTTCCCTGTGTTAACGTGGCAAGCGTGTAGCCTGTTCCGTTGCCAATCAGCAACTGACCGTTTGTAGGCGTTGCGGTTACCCCTGTGCCGCCCTTTGCAACAGCCACAGTGTTCAACACCACAGGTATTGTCCCAGCTTGCGCTTCGCTCGTGGCCGTAGCCGTAGACCCAGTAGCGTCGCCAGAAAGTGTCACGCGAGCAGGATCAACCACCGCAGCAGACTCCGTTTTCACGTAAAGCCGTCCGGTGTATTTGTTTTCAGCAAGCTCACCTACTACCAGGGCGCTTGTGCCTGGAGCAGTTGCCGAGCCAGTAGTTGCGTTAACTTTTGGGATTAGTGCGGCCATAAATTAATAAGTTCCGAATGCTGCTGCCGTTAAAACTGCGTCTCTATTGGCTATAGTAAACGCAGTAGCAGTTCCTGCGTTTGTTGGGTTAGCGCCAACTGTAAATGTTGTCAAGCCTGTAATTGCGGTGACGTACAACTGTGCTGCTCCGGTGATCCCAGACGCAATTGCTGCGCCAACGACTAATCCGGACGTTGTTCCGGTGGTAAGCGTAATAGTAGTGCTGCCTGTCGTCCAGGTTCCGGCAAATGTCATTGACGCAGTTACATATTCGAGCAACCCATCCCATTCAACTTGATGGGCGATTGGCGTTGTATTTAAACCCGTGCCAGAGCCTCCAAAACGAAATGGCGCTCCTCCGGCACTACTATTTGCTAAAAAAGTTTGAATACCTGAAAAAGAATTACTTCCTAAAACTGCGTTAGAGTTTCCTCTTTGGGAAACAACTGCAATTGCAAGTGATTCAATCCCAATTTCTAGAGTTGGCGAAGCAGAGTTTAAAGATATGGATACTGTGCCACCAATTAAAAATGTTCCTGCCGTAACTGAAAACGTCATTGGGGCCAATAAATTTCCCGTAAACCATGTTGGCCTTGTTAAGCTAACCCCAGTTCCAAGAGCAGACACAACCCAAGGCCCATTTTGGGCCAAAGCAGTTTGAGACAAAAACACAACGTCATTTACAGCCAATGTCTTACCGTCAATCACAGTAGTGTTGGACGTTGCCAAAGTTGTTGTGGTTGAGTTGTAAACCGTAATTGTCCCAGTGCTGCTTGCAGTTGCGGCTACACTCATTGTAATTTGAGTAGCCGAATCTATCGATTTAATAACACCGGCGGTGATTCCTGCGCTAAGGCTCATGCCTCGAACAAGAGTTGCCGTAGTGCTTGTAAAAGTAATTACGGCAGAGCCGTTAGTCCAACTTCCACCAGTAATAGTTCCTGCTGTGGTTAATTGCAAATTGCCTGTTGAGCGAACTGTAACAAGTTGAATACTGTTTAAGGCTTTTGAGGCATCTGCAACTGTTGTCTGCCCAGTCCCGCCATTTGCAATTGAAACAGGCGTTGCAATGCTTGGCCCCGTTGCGCCGGTAGCGCCAGTCGAACCAATCCCCGTTGCGCCGGTAGCGCCAGTCGCTCCCGTAGCGCCGGTAGCACCGATTCCAGTAGGTCCGGTCGCACCGGTTGAGCCGATCCCAGTTGGTCCAGTAGCGCCTGTGGCACCAATCCCAGTTGGTCCGGTAGCACCAGTGGCTCCAATCCCAGTAGCTCCCGTTGCACCGGTAGCACCGGTAGCACCGGTGGCGCCAATTCCAGTAGCTCCAGTAGCTCCAGTAGCTCCAGTAGCTCCAGTAGCTCCAGTAGCACCGGTCGCGCCAATTCCAGTCGCTCCC